GTTTCTTCTTCAATTTGTGATACACGGTCAGCAACACGAGCTTCAAAAATTGTAGAGACTTTAGATTTGAATTCTTCTGAAATGGTAGAATCATCAGCAAAGAGAGCGTCAACATCCTCTTTCATCTTTTCTTTCATTTTCATTTTCTTCATCATTGCTTTGTCTTCGGCTTCATCACCGTGCATTTCAGCAATAACATCATCTTCATCTTCTGTTTCTTCCATCTTAGCGGAAGCAGCAGACGGTTTTGTTGTTGGTGCGACTGCCTTGCCTTTGATTGCTTTTGCGGCGTCAATCTTTGCAGAATCATCCATTGGTTTGGAATTCTGATTAGTTGGTCCACCTAAATCTACGACTTCGGCATCGGCTTTATACATTGGTTCACCAGATGCAGATTTCTTGCTTCCTGCAAGAATGTCGGCTGCGGCTTCCATTAGTTTATTTGTTGCCATTAGGAATCTCCTTATGATTTCTTATTTATAAAATTAAAGTTTTCTGAGGTAATTTTCAAACAATTTGAAAGCAACTTCTTCTATTTGTTTAGAAGATGCTTTCTGTATTTGTCTTTTTGCGTTGTCAAAGTCGGCTTCAACGAAGTGTCCTTCAACAAACATCCATTCTTTATTTTCCATGATGCCATTGACAAAAGCACCTGGAGCAGAAGGATCCGCCACAATGTCTGCCGCTGTTGCAAGCCTCAAATCATCTTGTACAAGGTTGTAACCTTCTTTAGTGGTAACAACAGAACCAAGAGCTCTAGAAGATACTCCGATGCTTACTTCATTATCAATAAAGTTCTTAACAATTTGACCGTATGGTGTTTCAAGAATTAATGCTTTTCCGTAGAAAGTATTACCGTCTTCTACAAGAGAAACAATTTTATGGGACACTCTTTCTAAATTAATAGATGGAGTGTCTGGGTGACCAAGTTCACCGAGTGCTCGATTGGTCTTAATATATTCTTCATTGTATCTCGAAACTTCATTTCTCAAAGTTTTCATTTCATACATACGATTATTCTTGTTAATCTTGTCACCAACTAAGAATGTACCTTCAATGAACAAATTCTTTTTACCGTTTTCTGAAGCTTCGGTAAGATATTTTACATTCTCTACGGTCTCTCTGATTAGTTTCATTACATTCCCACTAGTGTATTAGCATATGTTGCTGTTTTGGTAACTTCCATAACCATAGAACCACCAGTATTAATCGTTATAACAATTGATGATCCACTATTGTTTGCTACTGAATGATTCAATTCATCAAGCATCATTGTACCAGAATTGTGTAGCATTAACACTGGAACAGAGTTTCTAATAATTTGAATATTTCCATTGGTTGACCAAGTTAATCTTCTAATGTTTGCAGAAGAAACAACTTCATTAGCATCAAATGCTAAATTTGCTAAAGATACTGTTGTAGTTCCTACATCAGCAACTCTAATAATAGAAGCGGATCTTTGTGTGTTAGTTATTTCGAATGGCATATTATCTTAGTCCTAGTGATGAACGTCTTCTCATTGACAGTTTTCTTTTCAATAGAGTTTGGCGTAATTTAGCTTTTCTAGTTGTTTTCCATGACCGTTTCAGTAAACGAGCCTTTTTTAATCTTACTGTTGCAGGTATTCTTTTTACAGTATTACCTGAAATTCTATACCCCTTAATGCCAGACTTTCGTACATTCTTCTGTACAACAATTTTGCCTTTTGCATTTCTTCTAATTCTTCGGCGAATCTTATTGATTCTACCCATCTTGATGATATTAGCACTACCTGCTTCATCAAGTTGTTCTATTTCTTCTAGCATGTCTGCTGCAACATATCGTTTTGCTTCTTGCAATCTCTTAAAGACAATTTCATTCAAACGAGACCTTAAAGTATCTTTTGCCTCATCCAATTTATTCTCTATTAACGATGTAACAAAATTCATTTTGCACGCTTAAGAGCAAAGTCAGCAGCTTTCATAAAGTGTTCTGGTGATTTATGCATCATATCAGAAAACTTTTTCTTATTATCATCATTCAATGCATTATGAACTTGTGTTATCGCCGATGCAGTATAGTGATCAACCTTGCGAGTATGACCAGATCCAAACTTAACAGATTGTGCCGATTTATTGCTCACTATTTTATTTAGTTGATCTATTACCGCTTCTTCTAATTCTGTTTCTTCTGCTTGAATATATGAATCAACACCTGGGCCATACGGTACCGAAAAGTATTTATCTAATTGTTTATTATGATATAATGCAACCTTAGTGTTATCGGGATAAATTCTGATTGCTTTTCTTTTCAACAATAGTATGTATGGTGGATCTTTGGCGTCAACAACTTCATTCAAACTTTCTGCTTGAATTGTATCAACATCATCTTTAACAACTCTTCTTGCCTGTGTAAAGATTTGTTTATTATTAGAAATCAAATCTACCATTTTATTGAATAGGTTTTGAAGAATCATTCTATCTGCATTATTGAATACAGGCTTTTCTTCTTGCATCTTGTCAAGAATTTTGTGGATTCTTTGCATTTGTGCCTTATTGGCAAGACCTGCTCGAACCAACATGTCAAACTTTGAATAGTCTGACTTCTCTTCTTCAGCGATAGTTTTGAACTCTAATAGTGATTTCATTAAACTTCTTCTGTATCTTGTATTTCTACAGGTTCTTCTTTACCAGTAAAAATAAATTTTGCCAATTCTATCTTCTTAGCATCCAATGATTCAAATGCTCTTGTAGAAAGAATGTCGTTTAATATATTTTTTGCCTCTGATGCATTACCAGCACCCAATTGATCAATGAATTGTGATGTGTCCATTATAATCTCCTTTTATCGCTTATTTAGTCCAGATGAATACTTATCTACTTGCTTATCTAACATTGGAGTTAACGACTCCGTGGAGTCTGCTTCCTGAGTGTTGTCTTCGGCAGGGTATTGTTCTGCTGTTGCTTCAGGTTCTTGTTGTCCTTGTCCTTGGGCATCGGCCGGGACAGTAGGACCGCCAATTCCTTTGTCTTCTTCATCTTTCATCTCCTCATCCATCTTTTCAATTTCTTCTTCAGTAAATTGAAGGATATTTTGTTTGACCCAATTCAACGAATAGTATTTGCCAATATATGGGTCGACTAATTGCAAAACTGACATTCTTTCTTTTAACAATTCAGCTTCACGCATTTCGGTGAAGTTATTGTCTTTCTTAAATTCGTAATAGATATCTTCTTTAAAGTCATCCCATTCTTCAACAGAACAAATGCCTTTTAAAGATAACTGTGTTCTTAGTGCATAATCAAATATCTGTGAAAACTTATTGCGAAGTCTTGCAACAAATTTAGCAAACTTAACTTCATCTCTAGTAACTTCAGTTGTTCTACCAAGACCAATCATACCGCCTTGTTGTGGTTCTAAACGACTGATAGGTACATTCAATGCATTTAATAGTTTCTGTCTAAAATAAACCACATCAGCTAATTCACCAAGATTTTGACCTGCAGCCAATGTTGTAATCTCTGTACCTTTACCACCTTCACGGCGAGGCAACCAGAAGTCTTCTAACATCGACATATGTTTACGGTCATCACGGACTTCACCAGTAGCCGCATCGTAAACAATTTTGTTCTTATACTTAATCATCACATCACGGAGATACTGTTCCGCTTTACCTTTTGGTAAATTACCTACATCAATATAGAACACTCTTCTTTCTGGTGCTCTTGAGACACGGTAGATAACAACCGCATCTTCAATCATTCTCAACTGATTAAGAGGCTTAATCGCTTTGTGTATATACGATATGACGAATGTATTTTTAGAGTCCATCAAACCTGAATTCACATTCAAAATAGATTCAGGTGCAATTCTTAAACCAGCATTTACAGAACTGGTATATGATTGTGTTACTGTGCCTCTATCGTTGTAAACATAGTATTCAGCAAGAGATTTAATAATCAAAGCGCCAGTTTTTGGGTCTTGACCTTTTTTAATCTCTCTTACTTTACGAATCTTTCGAGGGTCAATGTATCTTAACTCTTGAATACCTTCTTTAGGTTTTTCTTCATCTACTACGATATGATAATATATTCTACCATCAATGTACCATCTTTTAAACAAGTCATCTGCTAAATTACTGAAGTTTAATAGTTTAAGAATATTCTCAAACTCTTCTGCAATCTTCTTTTTGATGGTGTCTGGTTGTTTTAATTTATCAAGAACTATGTCTAGTGTTCTACCAGATTCATCGTGTGTTATTGCCTCATTGACAATATCATCAATAGCCATCTCCAACTCAGGATGATTTGCCATTTCACGATATCTAGAAACGAGTTCTATTTCATTGCGAACAGAACCTTCTAAATCAACATATGTTCCATAGTGAGCGTTTTGGGTAATGGTGACTGCACCATCATCCATTGTCTCCGTTGGAAGTGCGAAAGATGGTTGCTCAGGGTTTTGCGCCTGAACAACATCATTTCTACCTAAGGTAAAACCAAAAAGTTTAATAGCCATTAATATACCATTCTAAAAAATATAATAGGACCAAACTGGTCCTATTATCACACTACACCAGTTTCTACAGCATCCCACCATTGATAGGTGAGAGTCACCGAAAACTCTTCAATAGCATCATTTGAACCCCAATCAACATCGATTGGTGTAACATCTGTTGGGAATAAACCAACGAATCTGTATCGTTTAAGTGTATCACCATTTTTACCAAACTGACGAACATCACCATCAACAGAATAACCTGCTGGTGCTAATGCAATTGGATTACGAACATTAAGATTGTGACTGTTGATGCCGTTCATCCATCTTTCGAAAGCGTTACGGACTGCAAAGTCTTCATCGTTAATAACTGTAATTGTCCAATCTGCAAATGTTCTATTACCTGCAAACTTTAATTCTCTGCCAAAGTATTGAACTGGCACAACACCAATTGTTGATCCTGGTAATTGTGCAGTCTTACACATAAATGTTAATTTTGTTTGTGCATTTCCTGGCGCAGAGAACGCAGGGAAAGGCATAGAAATTTCAAACAGATTAGGACGGGCACCGTCCCCTGTCATTTGACTTCTAAATTCGTTTACTGAAAATGCCATGTGATTTCTCCTGTTTCTCTATTTATTAGAACTTGCCAACGACTTCATCAAACGATACGCCTGTGCGAACCGCAACGAAGTTAAGTTGGATAAAGTTGATTGAGCGAGCAGGTTTAATGTAGATATCACCAACAAACTCATTGCGGTCG